ACCATATACAGCCTATCTGCAAAGAGGTTATCCCGTTAGGGATAGCCAAATACAATAACATGAACCACCGTCTGTCGTTCACGAACGGGTCTACCATCCAGTTCGGAAACTGGGAGGGAGAAGAATCCGAGCGTCACTACAACGGCATGGAATATGACTGGATCTTCATTGACGAAGCTACGCAGTTCACGGAGAGGGCGTTCAACTTTTTAGGCGGATGCTTGCGTGGTGTCAATGACTTTCCAAAACGTATGTATCTTACCTGCAACCCCGGTGGCGTTGGTCACAATTGGGTGAAGCGGTTATTCATAGACAGAGCCTACAAGACGAACAGTTCCAATCCGGAAGAGAACGAGAACCCGGAAGACTACACGTTCATCTTTGCGACAGTGGAGGACAACAAGTACCTGCTTGAATCGTCACCGCTGTATTTACGAAACCTTGCGAATATGCCCGAGGATGTCAGACGGGCTTACCGATACGGCGATTGGGATGCCATCGGCGGGAACTACTTCAAGGAGTTCTCCCGCAAGGTACACGTAGTGAAACCCTTTGCCATCCCGTCTCATTGGGATCGGTACAGGAGCTTCGACTACGGCTTGGATATGTTTTCCTGCTTTTGGTGGGCAGTGGACGGAGACGGGCGGATATGGATATACAGGCATTATGAACATAAAGACCTCATCATATCCGAAGCGGCGAGACAGACACATGAGCATACCCAAAGGACGGAGAGGATACGGGCAACGTATGCGCCGCCCGATATGTGGAACAGACAGCGGGAAACGGGAAGAACAATGGCGGATGTCTTTGCCGAGAACCATCTGCCCCTGATCAAGAGCGACAACAACCGTGTGCAGGGTCACATGCTCATGAAAGAGATGCTTGCACCGAAGCCCGTGAACGACCCGTATATCAAGCAGATACTCAAGGCGGATATGCTGCCGATGCTCATGTTCATGGACTCCGTGGACAGCAAGGTCTTCTCGGACATCGAGTCGATACAGGCAGACGATGACAACCCGAACGATTGTGCGAAACAGCCCCACGATGTCACCCACGCCATAGACGGCATACGGTACGGGATCATCGCAAGGGTGATGTCGGCGGAAATGGAAAAGCCTGTGGTTATAGAAGACGAAGACGAGGGCGTTGACTACGACACGTTCATGATGGGCGGAGTCATCAGCAATAGTTATATGGGGGTGCAGTAATGCCGAGACCTAAAAAGGTAGGAACTCCCGAGGATATGGAACGCAACCTGAACAGGTACTTTGAGTTGCGTGAAGAAAAGGGAGAGTTTCCCACATTCGCCGGGATGCTCCGGTATCTCGGGATCAGCAAGAGAACCTATCAGCGGTATATGGCGGATGACAACGGAGACGAATCCCTGTCGGAAGAAGACCGCCATGCCTACCGCAAGATATTCGAGGACGCACAGCTCCGGAGAGAGGACTTCCTTGAGAAGCGCATGGTGACAGACCCACGTGCCGCCAACGGCTGCATGAACAGTCTGAAGCAGCCGCAGAACGGCGGGTTCAAGGAAAGGTTCGAGGGCGAGATCGATGCGAAGATCACCGTCAACGTGGTGGGAGTTGGAGGCGAAAATGCTTTCAAGTAAAAAAGAACTTGCCTCAAAGATAGAGATCCTTGAGAGCATCGTCAAAGTCCTAAAGGACGAAGTGTTCGCCATTCAGGACACCGTCCATGAGCAGAACAAAAAAATAGAGGCACTTGAAGCCTCACTCAAAGAGAAACAGGACATCATCTCCGAACAGGAGAAAGAGATACAGAAGTGGAACGAGGGCATTGCCAATATCATGAACTACAGCCTTGATGTGGCTAAAGGAGGTAACAAACCTTGAAACTTGGCTTATTCAAGGGTGAGGACAAGCCCACAAAGGAAGTCGTATGGGGCTTCTATGAGAGAGGACTCCGGTACAACAATCAGATAGACCTTGAGGATACCGTCCGCTGCAACGAGAACTTCTATGTCGGAAAGCAGTGGGAAAACGTGGATGCCAACGGTCTGCCGACACCAACATTCAACTTTATTAAAAGAGTTGTCATGTTTGATGTCGCAACGATTACAACAGATAACTTAAAGGTTACAGCCACTGCGATGGCGCACACGGCGAACACAGATCAGCTTATTCCTGCCGTGAATGTGGTGAATGAGGAGTTCGATGCGCTGACGGAGCAGAACGAGCTGACGCATTTGGCTCGTGAGTTTGTAAGGAATGCTGCTGTTGATGGAGACGGATGCCTGTATTCCTATTGGGATGAGGAAGCGGAGAACGGTCAAGACGAAAAAGGTGCTATCCGTACCGAGATTTTGGATAACACCGATGTGTATTTCGGCAATCCAACGGAGAAGTACGTACAGCGTCAGCCGTATATAATCATCCGCTCACAGCTTCCGACCCGTGAAGTCATGATCCGGGCGAAAGAAAACGAGTCCGAGGATTGGGAGTCCATCAAACCGGACGATGAGTTTGCGAACGCTGTTGACTCCGCAAAGATAACCGATGACATGACCACTCTCCTGCTCATTCTGTGGAGAGATTCGGAGACCAAGACGATATGGGCTTACGAGTGTACACAGGACGCTGAAGTATGTGAACCGTGGGATCTGAAGATCAGACTGTACCCGTTGGTATGGCTGAACTGGGATTACGTAAAGAACAGCTACCACGGACAGGCGATGGTCACGGGTATCCTGAACAATCAGATATTCGTAAACCGTGCGTGGGCTATGTCCATGCTGTCGATGATGAAGACGGCATATCCGAAGTATGCCATTGATGGCACAAGGATAGCGGCACTGGATAACAGAGTCGGCGGGTATGTCAAGGTCAATGGTGACCCGAACAACGCAATAAAGGCTATAGACCCCGCCACGATTTCCCCGCAGGTAGCGCAGTACATCGAACTTGCGATAGATGAGACAGAGAAGTGCCTCGGTGCAACGGCTGTTGCCCTTGGTGACACCCGTCCGGACAACACCTCCGCCATCATCGCCTTGCAGAGAGCTGCGGCTACGCCGATAGAACTGACGAAGCAGAACCTGTACAAGGCTATCGAAGACCTGTACAGGATATACCTTGAGTTCATGGTCAACTACTACGGCAAGCGTTTGGTTGACACCGAGGTCTCCGAGAAGATGGGAAGCGTGTTCCAGTTCGCAGGTATAGATATGCCCGAGACCATCACGGACTACTTCGACTTCTCCACGCTCAAGGATTATCCGATGAGCCTCAAGCTCGATGTCGGTGCTTCTTCCTACTACAGCGAGATTGCTTCCATAAATACGCTCGACAATCTCTTTATACAGGCAAAGGCAATCGACCTTGTCCAGTACCTTGAAAGAATACCTGACGGATACATTCCCGACCGCAGAGGTCTTATACAAGATGTCAAACAGGCACAGCAGCAGCAAATGATGCAGCAGATGCAGATGCAGCCGCAGGGAACGGAGGGTGTTGTCGATGAGGGCTTGAAAGAAGAGATCCCCACATCAGGCGGAGGATACTCCGACCTGCAGCGCAAGATAAACGAGGGGGTTGATGTGAGATGAGCGATGTAATCATTGTAGCCATCATCACCGGGGTATGTTCCGTAATAGGACAGTGGCTTATCACAAGACAGCAGACACAGAAGAGAAAGGTGGACGATGCTGTGCGGGATGCACGGCTTGAAGACCGTCTGAAATCTGTGGAGCATAAGTTGGATGAACACAATGGCTATGCCTCAAGGTTCAACGAGATAGGCGTGGACATTGCGGTCATAAAGAACGAGATCACAAACTTAAAAAAAGGAGGCTGAATTATGCCTGACTGGTTGATCCGTACTATCAAGACTTTTGTGCAGAGCTTTTTCGGAGTGCTTGTGCCGGAAGTGTGCATCATGTTGAACAACGGATTTCCTGCTGACCTGCCCACGCTGTGGAAGATCCTTGCCCCTGTCGTGGCGGCATCGCTGTCGGCGGCTATCTGTGCTGCATGGAACATCATATCCGAGCGGCTTAAAGGGGAATAATTTGACAGACAGCACAAAATTACCCCCTTAAACGTATGCCTTGTCACTTTTACGCTAATCTGACAAGACATATTAGCGAACAAATAATGTAATCAACAGACAGACCAGTCTGTTAAATAAAAAGCCACAGACCAGTGGCGGAAAGGTGAATCAATGGACGAAAACAAAGAAGCAGCCGTAACGGAAGAAACCGATTACTTCGCAGGATGGGATGACGATCCCGTAACCGAAGAAGAGGAAGTAACCGAAGAAACGACCGAACCGGAAACTGTTGAGGAAGACCAACCGGAGACAGAGGAAGAGGAAGATGCTTCCGAAGATGACGGAGAAACGGAAGACTACGAGGCGGAGCTTGATGAGGTAAGCAAGAAAGCAGACCAAACTTTCACGCTGAAACATCTTGATGAGGTCAAGGAAGTTGACCGTGACGAAGTCATCACACTCGCACAGAAAGGGCTTGACTATGACCGCATCCGGTCAGAGCGTGACACCCTCAAGAGCGAGAAAGCAACATATCAGGAACACGAAGACTTTCTGAACTACTTGGCAGAGATGTCCGGTACAAGTGTTGAGGAAGTCATCATCAACACGAAAGCGAAACTGGTACAGCAGGAAGAAAAGAAGAAAGGGTATGACATTACCCTCGATCAGGCACGGTACAGAGTCCAGTCTCAAATGAAAGAGGCGAAGAAGTCTGCGCCCGAACCTGAACCCGAACCTGCGAAAGACAGCCTCGCAGAGATGCGTGAAGCCAAGTTCAAACGCTTTGTGGAGAAGTACCCTGATGTGAAGAGTGCCGACATACCGAAAGAGGTATGGCAGGAGTTCGGTGACGGCTCTAAAGGCGAACTGACGGACATCTATACAAGGTACGAAAACAAGAAGCTCAAGGAACAGATCAAAGAACTTGAGCAGAAAAAGAAGAAGTCCACAGGCTCACGCCGATCAAACGGCTCACCCACCGTTGACGATGGTATCTACGCCGGGTGGTAGTGGCGAAACAGCCTCACGACTTCAAATAACTTATGTGAGGTGTAAATATCATGGCAGTAAATCTTGCCGAAAAATTTGTTGATAAGGTAGCAGAAAGATTTGCACAGAAGTCTTTCTCCGGATCTCTCGGCTCTAAAGCCTACAATTGGGATGGAGTCGAATCCATCGTTGTCTACTCCGTAGACACCGTTCCCTATGGGAACTACACCCGCAGCGGAACTTCCCGCTACGGCACTCCGGGCGAACTCGGAGACTACATTCAGACCATGCGTATGACGCAGGACAAGGCTGCAACGTGGACGATTGACAAGGGCAACGCCAAAGAGCAGCTCAACATCAAGAAAGCCAACGAGACCGTTGGCAGACAGCAGGACGAGCGTCTGCATCCCCTCGTGGACAAATACTCGTTCACGCAGTGGGCAAAGGATGCAGGTCTTGCCATCACCGCCAACGCCGCCATCACCGCCAACACCGCTATGGGTTGGCTGCAGGATGCGACCGAAAAGGCTGACGATGCTGCGTTCCCCGAGGACGGACGCTTCTGCGTCTGCACCAACGCTTACTACAAACTGCTCAAGCAGAACCCCAACTTCGTGTACACCGAGGGTCTTGCCAACAAGGCTCTTGTCCGTGGCGAGATGGGTACTCTTGACGGTTGGAGAATCGTTCGTGTACCGACCTCTTACCTGCCCACCGGAGTCCATGCTCTCTGTATGCACAACTCCGCCATCCTGAACCCCGTGAAGATTCAGGACTACAAGATCCACGTTGATCCTCCCGGAATCAACGGCAACCTCGTTGAGACCCGTGTTCTTTTCGATGCGTTTGTTCTCGATGCGAAAGCCAAGGGCGTTATCGCCATCCTTGCTTCCAACGCATCCCACACCACTGCTCCGACCATCGCAGCCAACGGCAACTGCACCGCTCTCGGCGGTACGGTTGTGTACTACACCGTTGACGGCTCTGATCCTCGCTGCAGCGGCACTCGTGCTGCCCTCTCCGCTGCGAACACCGTTCTCGGCAATGCGGGCGAACTGATCACCGCCATTGCGTTCAACAGCTCTTGCACTGTTGAATACTCCGACTACGTGACCGTTCAGAGGTAAGCACAATCCTATAAGGGGCAGGGCAACCACCTGCCCCTTTTCTCTAAAGAAAGGAAATAAACATGGCATCAGTCGATATTATCATCCCGTCTTACAACAGCTATAAGACGATCAACTATGCACTTGCCTCTGCAGCGATGCAGATACTTGACCCGGAAGACTCGATGCTCGTAACGGTGGTGGATGACTGTTCCACGGACGGAGTCGAATACGATGCGATAACGAACTACTGGAACGCATTCATGCCGTGTCAGCTTATACAGAAAGATGTGAACGAGGGATGCGGTCAGGCACGGCAGACGGGCATGGACGAGACCGATGGCGACTACATCGTCTTCCTTGATGCGGACGATGCTTTTGTTACCCCACACGCACTGCGTTATCTGATGCGGGCTGTAAAGGACTACGACCTTGTCATGGGTCAGTTTGTGGAAGAGACATCCGATGGGGCTATCCTGCATCAGGAGAACTACACTTGGTGTCATGGAAAGATATACCGCAGACGGTTCTTGGAAACGCATCTGATCCGGTTCAACAAGACCCGCTACAACGAAGACAGCGGTTTCAATCAGATCATCCGGTTCATGACGGAACGGAAGAAATATATCCCGCAAATCGTCTATTCGTGGAACAACAACACAGAGTCTACGGTTAGGACAGACAAGAGCGGATACCGTGGTGGCTACGGTTGGCGTGAGTTCCTTGAGAACCTCTGCTATGTCTGCGAGGAACTGCGGAAACGCAATCTGAACAAAGCAATCATCCGTGACTTTGCACTGGAGTGTACAGCAACTCTGTACTTCCAGTATTCCGATTCCTATGCGCTGAAAGCTGACGAGGACGAGGAGAACAGGAAGAAGCTGCAGGAGTTCTACAAGCGGGCGTTGCGTCCTTATGTATTGGACGGGGCTGTCCAGTGGGAGCATTTTGCTTCAGAGTTTATACGGCATCAGGCAGACTTCAAGATGGTATCGATCCCGCCGATGACATTCAAAGAGTTTATCAAGATGCTCGGCTATTTTGATGACATGAAAAAGCTATATACGAGGGTGTGAACATGACAACAGGAACAGAAGTATACGAAGCAGCGTTAGTCCTGATGGACGCAAACAACGATGCTGACACCTCTGAATATGAAAGCAAAGCGTTAAGCATAATCAACATCCTCCGGGGTGAGCTGTATCCCTACTCGGATACTTTTGATACAACACAGGACGGCAGACCCATCTGCCCCATAATGACCGATTTGGATGACACCATCGGTCTTGATGACTATATATGTCAGACCGTCATGCCCTATGGTATGGCGGCGCATCTGCTGTTGGATGAGAATCCTACTTCCGCATCGTTCTTCAATCAGCGGTACATGGAACTGTTGGCGATGCTCCGTCAGGGCATTGGCAGACCTGTTACCGGATCGGAAGACATTGCGGATGTTTATTCCAACGACGGGAAGTCACACTTTTATTACAATCGCTTTACAACATGGGGCGGTGATTGAGGATGGCAAATATATCCTCTGCAACAAATGAGAAAGTGATCTCCGTTAAACAGTTCCTCGGTCTTAACGAGAACGTTGACGGAGACAACAAGCTGAAGATAGGCGAGGCATCCGTTTGCCGCAACTTCAAGATCACCGACAACGGCAATTTGAAGAAGAGAGCAGGAACAGTCCTCAAGTACACCCTCGGCACGGACAAGCCTGTCGTTGGCATGTGGCAGGGAATGTGTACTCACCACGAACTGTTCATAGCAGCATGCGACGGGCATTTGTGGATGCTGCAGGACGACGACTTCTTCAAATACCCTACGGACATGGGTTCTCTCTCCACGGCGAACGATGTGTTCATGTTCGGATTCGACGAGAAAGTGTTCGTCATGGACGGCACGAACTACCACGAGGTGTGGTACGAGGTCAAAGAGTCTGCCGCTTCTGCCACAATAACAGCTGAACTCGGAGACGAGTCCACGATAGACAACGAAGCTGTCGATGTGGATGTCTTTAAGACAATGGTTGACAGCGGCGGAACATATGAGTTTTGGTACGGCGAGAACGGATGGACGATAGGCTTTCAGACAGTCATAGACGATATAGGCGAGTACGGCATAACCTATGACGGAGATCCCGAAGTCGGCGACAAACTGACTGTTGAGTACACGGCAGCATCGCACGGTTTGTGGCATCTGTCCAACCTTACAGATTCTACTGCGGCAAACTACCTTGCTCCGTATGTACCGCTCGTTGCCATTGCTATTCCTCCAAAACCTGCGGGAGGCGGAGAACTTCAAGAGCAGGTCAACAAGCTGACTCCTGCCCGTAGAGTGTGGATTTCTACGGACGGCGTTGGCGACACATTCCAACTCCCGGAGACAGACCTTGACTCAATCGACTATGTACTCGACCTGTCTTCAAATTCACCTCTGACACCCGTCACGGACTATACGGTGGATGCGGCAGACGGAACTGTGACATTCACTTCTGTTCCTGCCCTTGCTACCAACGGATATGAGATAGGCTACACCGCAAAGGTGACCTATGCCTCTACTGTAGGAGCAATGCGGTATGCGGAAACATTCTCCGGGGCAAACGACATCCGAGTGTTCATTTACGGCGACGGAAGCAACAGGGCGTTCTATTCAGAACTTGACTACCCAAACGGTCATCCCCGTGGCGACTACTTCCCCGACTTGAACGAAGTAACTGTCGGAGACACGAACACCCCCATCACTTCGGTTATCCGTCACTACTCACGGCTTCTCGCTTTTAAACCGAATCAAACGTTCTCAATAGATTACGGCGTTGTGACTTTGCCTGACGGTCTGATGACGATGGCGTTCTATACAACGCCTATCAACAGGATACTCGGCAACGAACCGATGGGGCAGGTACAGATGGTTCTCAATGCACCCATCACCCTGTGCGAGGGCAACCTGTATGAGTGGCGGAGCGGTTCGTCCTATGCGGCTAATCTCTCCGTGGACGAGAGACAGGCAAAGCGAATCAGCGACAGAATCTCTGCCACCTTGCGTGGCATGAAGAATGTCCATTGCTATGACGACAATCTCAACAGCGAGTATTACATCATAGACGATAACGGGAACTGTCTTGTCCATAACTACAGGGCAGATGCGTGGTATTTCTACACAGGGCTGAACGCAAGGCTCGTAACTGCAATAGACGGAGTGCTGTGGATCGGAACACATGACGGCAAGATCCTGAAGATGGATGACACAAAGTTATCCGATCAGGGCAAGGCTATCGACTGTTATTGGGAAAGCGGATCGTTGGACTTCGGCGTATCCAATATGCGGAAGTATGTGTCACAACTGTGGGTCAGTTTGAAAGCAGAACCGCACAACAAGGTAACGGTTACTTCTAAAACAGACAGAAGCATCGAGAACGCAGAGGTGGAAGTCGAACCCGAGTATGAAAACTTCATGCCGAAGACGACACGCTGCAAGATAAAGTCGAAGAAGTTTGTTTACTACAAACTGTGCTTCACGACGAACGACGCAAGCACAACTGCGACAGTCGTCGATACGGAAATCAAAGTCCGCTATACGGCACAGGCGAAGTGAGGTAGATGTATGTTAATAGGAACTGATGCCTCCATACTGTATGCGATAAAGACAACAGCGTATCCGGTTGGTGCTGTGTACATGACGGTAAACGATGACAACCCTGCGAAGCTGTTTGGAGGAAAGTGGGAACAGCTTTCAGATATAGGAACTATCCATGTTTGGAAAAGGACGGCACTATGAGCAAGGCAACAATATGGAATTATCTCAAGACCAACACTTCCCTGCCTGATGTATCTATCGCAGGGATCATGGGCAACCTTGAATGCGAATCCAACTGTGAGAGCTGCCGCAAACAGGGAGACTTCTCCGCAGACCGCTCCGCATCGAAAGAGTATGCAAGGCAGGCTAATGCGGGAACGAACAACTTTGTATATGACTCCATAGGGTTCGGGCTTGCCCAATGGACTTACTACTCAAGAAAAGAGAATCTGCTAAACTCGTGCCGTTCACAGGGCAAGGGCGTAGAGGACGAAGAAGCACAGCTTGCGTTCATGCTTGCCGAGATGCAGATGGAATTTTCCAATATGTGGAAAAGACTGTTCTCCTGCACAACGATAGCGGATGCGGCAGGACTTGTGTGCAGGGAATACGAAAGACCCGCTGTGCTAAATATAACGGAACGCACAAAGGCGGGGCAGAAGATCTACGATGAATTCCACGGAAAGGATGTTGAACCCGTCGTGGACAAAACAGCAAAAGCAATAGCGTTGCTTGAGGAAGCAATAGCATTGCTGAAATCCTGATATATCGGCTGTCAGCTGCAGATGACGGTTAGATATAAATATTTATTTGAGGTGTTTATCATCAGATGAACAACGGTTCTTCGGTTTTCGGGTCGGACTGGCTCGGCGCATTTCTTATCATCGCAATTCTCTTCGGCGGCGGATTCGGACTCGGCGGACGGGGCGTAGCTCCTGATGTGGCGACAAAGGAATTCGTTCAGGACTCCGTGAACAATCAGGCTACACAGACCGGACTGCGTGATATTCTGCTGTCCTCGGCAAACAACAACTACGAGACGGCACAGCTTATCAATCAGCAGACCAACACTCTCATGCAGCAGAACTACACCAATCAGATCAATGTGGTGCAGGGATTCAATCAGATTTCCTCCAAGCTCGATATGCTTGGGGCGCAGATGGAAGCATGCTGCTGCTCGATCAAGACACAGATGTTACAGGACAAGTATGACAACCTTGAGAACCTGTACAGGACAGCTCAGAACGAAATCAGCAACGCACAGCAGTCTCAGTACATTCTCGGCGCACTTGGCAGGTTTGTCACCAATCCTCCTGTAGCGGCAACCTAACACAACAAAGAAAGGGGTAGTGACCCTACCCCTTTCCCTAAAGGAGATATATTATGTGGGCATTAATAACCGATGAGGGTGCGAACGTTTCGTTTGTCGAGGGCGATTACGGAATCATACTTCCGATAATCGTTGACGGCATCGAGATAGACCCGTCAGATAGCGTAAAGGTAACGGTTAAAGACGGCAAGAACGGAAACACCGTGGTGGAGAAAGTCATCACAGGGATTGAGGATAACACCATCCCCCTGTCGTTCACGGCAGCCGAAAGCTCTTCTCTGCCTGTCGGCAAGTATGTTTACAACCTTGATTGGTATCACAACAGCACGTTCCTCTGCAACATTCTGAACAATGCGATGCTCAAGGTGGTGGATAAGGCGTGACTACTGAACCGCCGAAAATCAACCTTACACTTGATCCTGCCAAGCAGACCCTTGACCTGTCGAATGTCATTATAACAGCAACGGCAAATCCCGCTTCGATAGGGTTAGGGAATGACGGCAGACAAATCATAAAGGATTACATCATCACTCCGCCATATGAGGGTTCGTATGAAGTGACCCCCACAAAGTCCACGCAGATTCTTGCGACAGACGGACTGAAGATGACGGATGATGTGACTGTGAATCCTATCCCGGACGAATACATCGTTCCGACAGGGTCGCAGACCATCGTTGCAAACGATACCTATGACATCACCGACAAGGCAGAGGTAGTAGTAGCCGTTCCCGACCCCGTCATGCAGAGCAAGTCGGTCAGTTTCACTCCGTCCGAATCCACGCAGTCTTCCACGGTCACCCCGTCCGCAGGCTACGATGGTTTGGATTCGGTGGATATATCTGTGGACGCTGTATCAGATACCTATGTCGGTTCCGCCATCGACAGGCGGGATTCTTCCGACTTGACGGCAAGCGGAGATACAGTCAGCGTACCGAGCGGTTTTTATGAGAACGCCGCATCTAAAGCGGTAGCAGGAGGAACGGAGGGAACGCCAACTGCTACAAAAGGAACGGTATCAAACCATTCCGTTTCGGTTACTCCCTCCGTTACAAACACCGCAGGTTATATCACGGGAAGCACGAAGACAGGCACGCCTGTTACGGTATCCGCCTCAGAGTTGGTAAGCGGAACAAAGAGCATCACGAGCAACGGCACAGGCATAGATGTAACGGAATACGCCGCCGTAGATGTGGCTGTTCCGGGTTCTTCTCCCACCTTGCAGACCAAGAGCAAGACCTATACTCCGACCGAGTCGGCACAGAGCGATGCCTTTACGGCGGATGTGGGATACGATGGACTGGACGAAGTGGACATCACAGTCAGTGCCATCTCCTCTACTTATGTAGGAAGCGGTATCACACGGAGATCCTCGTCAGATCTGACAGCCTCCGGGGCAACAGTCAGCGTACCGAGCGGATACTATGAGAACAATGCCTCGAAATCCGTAGCGAGCGGTACGGCAGGAACACCGACAGCTTCAAAGGGAATTGTATCAAGCCATTCGATTACAGTCACTCCGTCTGTAACCAACAGTACGGGATACATCACAGGAAGTACAATCACAGGCACGGGTGTGACAGTGTCTGCAAGTGAACTCGTCAGCGGCACGAAGAGCATTACTTCAAACGCAACAGGAATAGATGTAACCAACTATGCAGCTGTAGATGTAGCAGTACAAGGTCTTTCGGCTTATGCCTACGTTATCGTGTACCACTCTGTCGGCACGACACCAACCTGCACAAACACAGATGGCTCAATAGCCTTGTCAACAACTATGGTGCTGTTTCTCGTATCAGATAATGCAGCATCCTGCGTAGCGACGGCAGGCGGAGTTTCGGAAACTGTTGCTATAAGTTCCGGGGAAAGCTACTACGTTAACCTCAATGTTCTCCATCTTTACACAGCAGGAGACACGGGTGGATGGGCGACATCAGCTTGGAAATACAGCACAAGCGCACAAGGGCTTTCAGCAAGAGCGCCAACAGTTACTTACAATGCAAACAACATGAGCATTGCTATTACAAGTGGCGGTGCATATTCTGGCATGGCGTACCACGACAAGGTCGATTTGACAAAGTATTCTTCTGTAAGGCTAACGGGTTCGTTTACTGGTTCAAGCTCCTATTTCGGCGTTTGCGGATTGTATGTTTTTACTACCGTTGGAAGCGGCGGGTATGACTCGACCTATTCTGCTAAAAAAACTGTTATAGCGACAGGAACGCAGGACTTGACGGCTGATATTTCGGCTCTCACGGGCCAATACTATGTAGGCATCGGCGTTGCGAGAAATAGTTCTTACCAATCCACATTTACCATTACGGGAGTGTGGCTTGAATGATTATTTATCTTGATTCAGATGTGTATGAACCACCGCTATTATGGACAGAGGTGTAAATTATGTGGAATACAAAATCTAAAAACAGCACAGACCTCACGATGACCGAGGGCGACTTCGGTGTATCACTTCCGTTCGTGATCTTCGGCATCGAGATCGGTTCGCAGGATACCATTCGGATGACCATCAAGAAGACGAAGAACGGGTCACCGCTCCTTGAAAAGGAATTCACGAACATCACCAAGAACACAGTCGAGCTTTCCTTTACCGAGGACGAGACGCTGCTTCTCAAGGTGGGCAATTATCTTTACTCGCTCGATTGGTACAAGGGAGATCAGTTCATGTATAACCTTGTAAACAATTCCAAGTTAAAGGTGGAGGACAAAATATGAGTCAAGTATATGTCAATGTCGGTGTAGACGGCAGAAGCATCCCGGCGGGCGGAGAATCCGGGCAGGTTCTCCAAAAGGCATCGGACGAAGATTTCGACCTGATTTGGACAACCCCTGCGGGTGGAACTTCCGCCAACATCCCACAGCCAACAAACACCAAATCGCCAAAGGACGGCGGAACGGACGGCACAGGCACAGTCGGCACTTCCGTTGCATATGCACGGCAGGATCACGCACATCCCATCAATGTGGCAACGAGCGGTGTTCCGTCTGCTGACGGCACGGCTTCTCTCGGCACGGCATACACTTATGCCAAGTCCGACCACGTTCACCCGCTCAATGAAGCACCGAGCGGCACACCGGAAATGGACGGAACGGCTGCCATTGGAACATCTTTCTACTATGCCCTGTTCGATCATGTCCATCCTGTTGATACCTCAAGGGCATCCGCAACGGACATGACTGCCGCACAGGGAAACATCACTTCCCTACAGTCTGCCGTTACCGCCATCACCGCTTCAGCGGTATCCATCACGCTGACAGCATCAGAGGGAGATTGGACGGAAGAATCGACCGAAGTATACTCACAGGCGGTCACCCTGTCGGATGTGACCGCAAAGACAAAGGTAGACCTCACCCCCGATTCCACGACAGTCTTGCAGATGGTATCTGACGGTACTTATTCCATCTACATCGAGAACAACAGCGGAACACTCACAGCTATTGCTGTCGGTGATGCTCCGACCGCAACGCTTACCATCAGCGGAGTCCGCTACGAGACAGCGTGAGGTGAGCCTATGTCAATAATAGGTAAACCGATACAACTGTTCGGCAAGAAAAGGCTGTATCTGTATAAGGGAAACCCTATCGATGACTGCCTTTCTGTAACGAGAAAGTGGGCAGGATCTGATATGCGGTACAGTAATTCTATTGCAAATCTCACACGTTCTTTTCCAACTGTGGGAACGGATTCCTCCGGGAAGTACCGCACACTTACTCTCGGAACGACATCGACTGGTGTATACAAGCATCAAGGTGCATACGTTGCGGGTGAAACATCAAGTCAGGGTGCAGTTTATGGTATGTACACAGACCTTGATGGATATAGCAAGATAGTTCTCGAATACGATTTTACGACAACAGGAACGGCAGACAACAACCATCTTATTTTCGTTACGCTGTTTGCAAGCAAAAATTGGGTGTGGTCAAGCAACTATCAGGACACGGCAACAAACATAAAGGCATCTTCCTATTACGCCACGATAGGCACGTTCACAAACCAAAAATTAGAGCTTACCATCTCTAACACAGGCGGGTACAAACAGGTTGGTATCGGCATTAATGAAGCCGCCAACGCAGGAACAAAAGGCGAACTTACCATTAAGAAACTGTATGCGGAGAAGTGACTTGGTTTACTGAAAGGAGCAATAAATGTTACCAACAATAGATTTCACGCAACAGCTTGCACAGTTGCAGGCACAGCTTAATAATCTCGGCACTCCACAGCAAAACCTCCCTGCGAACGTTCCCGCTGCTCCGGTTGATCCGAAGTCCTGCCCATCAAAACTTCCGTGCGGCATCTGTACAAGGACGAATCTGATGTGTGCGATGGAGGAAAAGACGGATGAATAACGGGATGCTCATTCTGATGCAAGCTGTCGGAGCGGCAATGCGGGGAGAGTCTCCGCAGAACTTCATGAAGCGGTTGGCAAATCAGCACCCGCAGTTGAAGAAGATGAATCTTGATGACCTGCAAGAAACAGCAAATGCACTCGCACAGCAGAACGGAGTCAATGTCGATGAGGTTACTCAACAACTCGACAACGTAATCAATCCACTTGTTAAGAGGTAATGTATGAAAATAATCAAGAAGTTGTGTGACCTCATCGATGAGGAAATCCACGATGCCAAAAAGTATGCAAAACTTGCCCTTGCCCACAAGGACGAGGGAACTGCACTTGCAGAGATGTTCTACAACCTCTCTTTGGAAGAGATGAAGCATATGAACACGCTGCACAACGCTGTTGTCAAAGAAATCAACAAGATCAAAAACGAGCATGGCGATGACCCCAAGATAGAGGGGATGCAGGTAATCTATGACCTCTTGCACGAGCGGTCAATAAATAAAGCGAAAGAAGTACAGATCCTACAGTCTATGTATAGGGAGTGACGGATATGGCAGACACATCAGCTCTCAACGAGAAATACCAATCTTTTGTAGCGGACAATACAAACAACATCAATGCGATGTACGATGCACAAAAGACCTCGCAGTTGACGGGTCTTGAGTCGGCGTACACGCAGAACCTTTCCGATGCCGAGTCTCTGAAACCGCAGATTGACAAACAGTACAATACTGCGGCAAATGACCTCGCCGTTCAGTATGAGCGGAACAGGTACAATAACAATCTTCAGGCAGCACAGAACGGTCTGAATGTCGGCACGGGATCGCAGATGAATCTCGCCTTGAACAGTCAGTACGGGCGTGACTTTGGCAACCTCCGTTCCGCACAGGCCGCTGCACAGGTGGAACAGGACAGACAGATTGCCAACATCAAGGCACAGTATCAGCTTCAGGTGCAGGAAGCTATTGCCAACAACGATTTGGCGAGAGCGGCTGCTTTGGTGGACGAAGCCAACAATCAGGTCAATCAGCTCTCCAAAGCCTACGCTCTTCAGCAGGAAGACCTCGGAAACGCTGCTGCACTTCTCGGTTCTTCCGGAGACTTCAGCGGTTACGGCAATCTCTACGGACTTACCGAAGACCAAATCGGCACGCTTCAGACCCAGTGGGCAGCACAAAATCCCGACCTTGCATGGCAGAGCGGCATGATAGACGCAGACCAGTACCGTGCCATCACGGGCAAGTATCCAAGAGGATACAGCAGTGGCGGGTCAGGCGGGTACAGCCCGAACGATTCCTACTATCAGAGAATGCTTCGGCAACGTGATGCGTGGAACGCAGCCCATCCGAAGAATCAAATAAGTCAGGCAGGTTCTCTTCAGATAGCAAAGGCGACAGGCAACCTCGACTGGTCTAACGCTGTTACAGTTAATTCAGACGGGCAAATTGTACTTAAATAACGGGAGGGCAATATGGCTACCGTTGACAGCATAATTAGCGCATTACAAGGCGGTTCTCCCGGGGGGTCTTCTAATGGAACTCCCACCGAATCGACTCCTCCCTCTTCAGCATCTACGGAGGAGTCTATAATATGGCAGTTACAGCACGGCACTAAACCCACCACAAACACAACTGTATCTGACATCCTCGCTGACCAAACTCCTGCCGCTCCCACCTACTCCGAAAAGGTTCAGAGACTGCTTGATCAGCAGAAGCAGATAGAACAGTCCAAAGCATGGAGCGTTGACCCAAAGAAACGTGACCCACTTGCTGTCCGTGGTTGGCACGAAATACAGAGACAGATTGACGCTGAACTTGCTTACGAACCCGGAAGACAGTTCATGTCAGACACTGCCTCAAAATCGCCGAGACGGGCATCCGACTTGCTTGCTGATACTGGATACCAAAGAACGGAGTCTCTTGAAGAACAGGCGAGAAAAGCCATGTCCGGAACTGCGGGTGCAGCGGATATAAGACAGGCAAATCAGGTAGCCGAGATGCTTGCGGGTATCCCGATCCGGTCAACGGATGACTTTCTTAATGCGCTTTACCCGAACATGGCGCAAATCAAAGAAAACACGCAGAACGCCATTGATGCCAAATTAGCACAGTCTTCTGAAACTCCGACTATAAGACAACAGATTGATTCAGCCGATGCACAGCGTAACGAGAAGAAGCGGCAGGTTGCCGAACTTGAAATAAGAATCGCACAGACGATAGATCCAACGCTGAACGCAGAGCTTGTTGCACAGAGAGATGCTTTGGCTGAAGAAGTCACCAAATTGGATGCACAGATAGCGGGCTTGCAGGAAACCCTTGAAGCAAATCCTGATCAGCAGCTTATCGAAGAGCGGGAGGATGCACAGAAGAGACAGCAGTATGCAAGTCTCGGGAGTCAGATACAAGAGTATGAGCTTGCCCTTGCAATGGCATATACCCCCGAAGCGCAAAATGCTATCATTGAAAAACTTGCCCCTCTCAAAGAACAGCGTGAAGCTCTCCGCATAGAACTCGGCATACCGACCTTTGGCGAGAGGGTTGGCAACGTGTTTAAAGCGGGCGGAGCGGGTGTGCTTTCAGGATGGACTGATGCACAACGTGCTTTGTATGAAGCAGGGCAACCCGCACGAAACGAACTGTACGGTTATTACATCGACAGTTATCAAGAAACTGTTGACTATGCGAAAGCACAACTGCAACGCTATAAAGATTTTTACGGTGAAGAAGCAGGTACTCAACTGTGGTATGACGAGGGATGGGATAACGTACTTGCTGACGCAGAGCTGAAACTTGGTGCTTTCCAAACTGGGCTTGAAGCACAGCCTAAATCCGCAGAAGCCACAGCAGAGATAGCAGACCAACTTCAGCAGGTAGCAGACGAAGCAACGCAAAAGGCAAAAGTCGATCTAAACGGGTTTGAATCTTTCCTTGTTGACATGGGAGTTAACGGTGTGCAGATGGCATCCGATGCGGCTGTCAACCTTGCGATGGGAACTCCCGGAAGCCTTGCTCCTATCTTTTTCCGTTCTTTCGGTAGCGGAACGCAGACTGCAAGACAGGCAGGGGCAGACCTTAATCAGCAACTCATATATGGTGCGGCGGTCGGTTCAGTCGAAGCCTTGACCGAAAAGATGTTTGACGGTCTTGCGGGTGTATATGGCAAGGGTATGTGCGACAACATGACGAACCTTATCCTTGACAAGGTTGCACATGAGGCAGACCCTGTTGTCAAAAAAGCACTCATTATATTCCTCGGTGCGGCAGGAGAGGCGGCAGAAGAGGGAGTCTCCGGAAGACTTGACCCGTGGCTCACAGCCGTCTACGATGAGGGTGAAAAACTCAAGGCGACCTATGGCTCGGGATGGGAAGCATATGCAGACTCATGGGCAGACACAGGCTACGATATGCTTGTCGGTGCTGCAATGGGTTTTGCGGGTTCTACCGTTGGAGTCAACAGCTCGTACAATGAGTATGTTGAGTGGGAAAATGAACACAATGCACCAACACCGCCGTCTGCTCCAACGGCAACGGATGTATCAGATGTCCTTGCTGTACAGCAGACTCCAACTGAAAATCAGACGGTCATCGGCACTGACATCTTTGGCGACACAATAACCACATCTGCTGATGCTACGTCCGTTGAACAGGCAAGGCAAATCGTTAACGACCCCGCACAGCGACAGGCGTTTATTGATTCGCACAACATATCGCTTCCAACCGATCCGACAAGTGCTGTCAAGGTTGTTGCAGAGGCTCTGATGAACGAGACTCCTGCTCCAACTGTTGCCCCTGCGTTACAGGACATCACTCCTGCACAACAGGCTTTGCTTGATACCATCAGCAACGGCGTAACAAACAAAGTTGCCGAAACAATAATGAATGACCCTGCGTTGAAAGCGGAGTTTGAAAGCATAGCCGATGTCGTTATTGAGGGAACTAAATCTGAACAGCGCAACATTGTTAAAAACAACGCTGACGCTGTGGTTTCCGCATTGACTGGAGCGGAAGACACCGCTCCTACTGTTGACAACGCCGTTGCAGAAGAAGCGGAATCTGCTCCCGATGTTACCGCCGAGGAGGAGAATCCTGTTGTCGATGCTCTTACGGGAACAGAAGAGGCTGTCGAAGAGACAGCCGAAGAAGCCCCCGCAGAAGAACCTATACAAGAGAAACCTGCGGAGAAAGCGGAAGAGGGTATAAATGCTCCAACCAAAACCGAGGCGGAAGAATCTTCTCTTACACAAGAAGCCACAGAAGAAAAAACAGGCACTGAAGAGGCATCTGAAGAGCGAGAGTTCACAAAGGCACAGGAAAAGCTCGGCGACCTGCTCGGTCTTGGAGAGCAGATAACGAACGAAGAGATAGACACCATCCTTGACAGCAAGTCTTTGCGGAGAGCAATGGAGTCTTTCGGCTTCACGTTTGAGAATGGTACGCTTTCGGAGCAGAGAGAGGCTGTCCGGGCATTTGCACAAGACATTGCACAAAACGGTGTACCGAGCGAAGAAGCTGTCGCCAAGATGCGGCAGGATGTTGACATCCAGTCTAATGATCAGAAACTGACATACCAACTCGAAAAGGCAATCGAAGAGCGTGATGCCGCAAGAGAAGAGGGCGACATCAAAGCAAGAGCCGCTGCACAGGAGCAGATAAACAAACTAAAGGAGCAACGCAAAAAGAATAATCTGCTTGGCAAGGTAAAAGCTCTGACAACAGAACTTACAGAGGGCGTTACTAATAACAAAAAAGGCAACCGCTCGGTCAAGACTGTTCCGACTGAACTCAAAAATGCTACCATAGACTTTCTGCAATCCATGCAGGACGCTATGATAGATCCCGAGTCAAAGTCAGCGGCAAAACTCAAGGATAAGTTCTCAAAGATAAACGAGAAGTTCAGGGCAATACAGGAAACCGAGGAACGGCTTGACATTGAGGGCAGAACATTTAGCGAAGAAGTTCAGAGCCTGATGAAAGAGGCATCGGCACTGCTGTCTTCCGGAACTCCGTTGAGCCAAATGGATTCAACACAGCTGCAGACGATAACTAATGCCCTCTCCGCTATGGAGCGAGCTGTTACGACTGAACGCTCCGTCACAATAAAGGGTGAGCAGAGGGCTGCATGGCAATGGGGAAAGGACGCTCAAACGCAGATTGAAGAGAACGGAACAAAAGGGGACAACATAGTCACTTCTGTGCGGATGGAACTTTCTCGGGCGAGAAACTTCTTTAAAAATCTTTCCGGGCGTATGAAAAACTCCATTACCGAATCTCTTTACAACATCCTAAATGCAGGCTCTCACAAGACGATGGAGGTCAAGCATCAGGCTCACAACTTTTTCCAAGACCTCCTTGCAGAGACGAGCAATTACAGAACGCTTCGGGATGAGGTCACGCTAAAGGGTCTCAAAGATGCAGACGGCAACACCGTCAAGATATCCCGTGGCATGATGCTGTCGCTGTATATGCATCTCCTGAACGAGCAGAACGCAAACCACATTGCGGGCGGCGGCATTACCGTAGCTGACATTGCCGACTACTACCGCAACAGAAGAGGCATGGGGTTCGGCGTAGGGCGGCAGAGAGTTGTCGGAATGTCGCAGGAGATGAACACCCTCTCCTATCAGTTGGATGCAGCGCAGGAAAAAGTCAAAGCGTTAAAGGCTGACGGGCAGAGTACCGTTGAAGCAGAGGCTGAAGTCGAATCCATCAAGGCAAAGATGGAAGACCTGAAGACAAGCGAAGCCGAACGCATGGCAGGTCTGCTCACCGAAATTGAGGGGAAGCTGACAGACTATGACAAGAAGTTCATAGCCAAGACACAGGAGTTCTTCCTGTGGGCGCAGGATCAGATGAACCTGACTTCTGATGAAGTCCTTGGCATCCTCGCTGCAACTGAAGAAAACTACTTCCCAATCAACTCCGACCCGAACTTTCTTTCGGGTGCTGTTGACAATGTAATGGACAGCCCGGTGTTCTCAAAAGACATCATGGATACCCTCGGCATAACGCAGCAGAGAACAAATGGGAACAACCCGATCCGCCTGTACGACATCTCTGATGTTATTAACAATTACACAAATCAGATGTCGAAATACTGTGGCATACTTCCCGCCATCAGAGAGTTCAACATGGTCATGAAGATGAAAGAGGCGGGTAACAAGAGTTCTCTGAAAGACACCATTGTCAGTATGTACGGCGAGGACTCGCTCAAGTACATAAACAAGCTGCTCAACGATATGCAAGGCAGGGGCAAGGGTTCAAACGGTCTCTTTGAAAGATGGATAGCAACATCAAGGGGCAACTTTGCTGCGTCAGTCCTTACGCTTAACGCAAGGGTTGCAGGGTCACAGTTTGTTTCCGTGTTCAATGCCGCCCCTGTTCTCGGATGGGGGAACATTGCAAAGGCGTTCACAATGAAGACGGGAGATCCGGAACTGATAGCAAAGTATTCTCCCCTGCTTCAGGAAAGAACGAACAACAAGGACACGCACAAGTTTAGTGACAACAGGCTTGACCTTGCCAGTCAGCGTGACCGCATTACGAGAAAGTTTTGGTTTGCTCTGAACTGGATAAGCGATGTCGATAACCGAGCGATCAGACGGCTGTGGCCTGCGGCGGAGGCATATGTACAGCAGAACTCACCTGACCTCGAAGTAGGCTCTGACGCATATTATCAAGAAGTAGCACGGATGTTTAACGAGGCTGTCGAACGAACGCAGCCGAGCTACAATGTTCTGCAGCGCACAGCCTTGCAGAGAAGCAACAGCGACATTGTCAAGTCCGTGTTCATGTTCATCACGCAGCCGATGCAGAACCTTAACGAGGTTTACGATGACATTGCAACAGCAGCAAAGTATGCACAGGACTTCAAGGCAGGTAAGAACGGAGTAACAGAGGCTGATGTAAAGGCGGCGAACAAAGCGGCTGCCAACTCCGTAACTGGTCTCCTTGTGTCTGCGGTAGCTCTCAATGCTCTGCGTGGTGCAATAGATATGCTTATGCACCGTACACGCAACTACCGTGACAAGGATACAGGAGAGCTTACAACGGAGAGCTTCCTGCTCCGCCTCATGGACTACACAGCCGAAACAATTGTCGGTACTCTTCCCGGAGGGGCTGCCGTATATCGTCTCGCAGAGACGCTGACCAACGGCGGCAGATATTACGGAACTTCCGTAGCGGGCGTTGCGAACGTGTCCGACTTGGTTCAGGACATAGTATATGCGTTCCGTGCGTCTGAAAAGAATCGTCCTGAAGCGATGCTCAAAGCTGCGGAGGGAGTGGCTTCTGTATTCACTGGTATGCCGATTGAGAATGCCGTCAAGTATGTCGAGGGCATCATCAATTGGGTTGAAGACTTTCAGCAGAATACATTCCTTGAATCCGATTATACCTATACTGTAGAGCAGAATAAGAATCAGGTCTATGATGCGTTGCTCAACGGCAATGAAGAAAAAGCCGAACGTGCGATGGAACGTATGGGTGACAACGCAAAAGAAAATGTCACCGCCATCGTTAAACAGCACTACGATTTGGGCGACATAGACTATGATACTTCCAAGAGTATGCTCGTGGCGGCGGGGTATGATAGCGATGAAGCCGATGGGAAAATCATGGACTGGTATGCCGACAGTGTGTACGAGACAGACCGAGCAAAGTGGGAGAAAGACAGAGACCTTACCTATGACAACTCTGATCTCGGCAGGGCGTTAGCAAGAGCCAAAGGCAGTGCGGACTTCAAAGCGATGGATGAGGATCAGCAGAAGAAAGCTCTCGACACCATTTACAGCTTCTACAAGCATCTCGCAAAGAAAGAGTATGCGGAAGAGAACGGCATTGAATACGAGAACGATACCTATGAAAAGTTCGAGGATATGTCGAATCCTGTCGAGGCTATCGTCCGGTCACGCCTGTGGAACGATGCGGTCAAGAACGATGACTATGATGCCATCAACGCTCTAATCTCCTCTGTTGATCAGATGTCCGATGAGGGCAGAGAATACTTCGAGGATAAGAACCATGTCAAGCACCTTGAAGAAGCTGCCGCACTTGAAGAGCCTATCTATGCGAAAGACTATTTCGAGATCCATGACCTTGCTTCTGAATGGGCAAAGAACGATACCGAAAAGAAGCAGAACGGCATTGACAACAGAGACTACGATGCGATGGACGATGTCATTCAGGCTCTCATGCCGCTGTTCACCGATGATAACGGAGAACTGCACAATGATACGGTTGATGTGTTCAACGGTACGTACTCGCACTTCGATGAACTGATTGAGGCGGCGCAGATAGGTATTGACAGCAAAGAGTGGTACAGGATTCGTGATGAGTATGTACGGCTTGACAGTGACGATACCCTCACTCCTGATCAGCGCAATCAGAAGATACACGAGTTCATCGACAAAGAGACAGGACTCACGGAAGAACAGAAAGCCCTGCTCAAAGAACACAGCACCGTCTTCCGGAACATTCCGGTCAGCAACAGCATCTACGACAAGTTGGTTTCCGCAGGGGAAGACCCCGATATTGCGTTCGGATACTACGATGCAATCAGCGCACTGCTTCCGGACGCAGACCACGAAGATGTCACTGCGAATCAGAAAGCGTTCGTCATTCTCAACGACAGCACAAGACCTGCATCGGAGAGAGTACAGCTTATCCTCGACACCGAGGGTTCGACACTCAAACCGAATCAAGGTACACTTGCAAGGTGGCTGTTGCAGAACTTCCCGCAGAACGTGGCGGAAAGCTACTGGAACAAGTTCAAGGCAAAATACGGATGGAAGAAGTCCATCGGCAGAGCAAAGAACTCATAAAGAAAAGAGCTACCGTTTTGGTAGCTCTTTTTTATTCTTCGACTTCTTCCTCCGCATTAGCTTCTTCGATTATCGAACCTATAGGGCATCTGTAGCAATCCACAGGGCAGGGTTCTCCGTCACAGTATTTGGGGTCATAGTAGACCCTGTCGCCGTCTGGATAGTATTCAGTCATCGTACCACCACTTTCTTCCTTTTTTGCCTAACCCAAAGGAGCATCCCCAAAACAACCATGCAAATGACAATCTTGGGGCATATGTCGTGTTGGAGTGATAAATTAATCCGATGGTTGGTAATATGAAAAACTGCCCTCTGATTCTCGCATACTCAAAGCGTTTCATTCTTTGCCCTCCGCTTCGATGATTGCCCCACAGTTGGGGCAAGATAACATAGAGGCATTTCCGTCTACTATGAACCTATCAGTATAAGGGTCGTACCTCACCATTAGCTATCACCCTCTTCCGCTTCAATGATTGTGGGAGCATCGTCTATTGCTTCGCAAGCATCGGTGAAGTCGCCGCCCCTACTGCAAAAGCCATGATTGCCCCATGCACATTTATAACAATCCATGTCCGTGATACCAAGCCGTCCCGCAAGTTCATCCCTGTCTATCAAATCCCCATGCGGCGGCACTTCGACGAGTGGACAGTCTGGATGCCGTTTATCTCCCTCAAAGTATGCGGTTACATCCACTCCGTTATGCTCATCCCCCATAAGGCCACACTCATAATGTTCACATGGGCAAAAAGCGCAGTTCTTAGGCATCTCCATGCCCTTAATCAGTATCGACATCTTCCTCCTCCTCTCCGAGAATGATTTCGTTATTCAGTTCTTCTATCTGTATCCGCAGGTCTACAACATAGTTCTCAAATATCATTTGGGCGGTTTGGAAGCCGTGATCGAAACCGTCTTTTCTCCCCTTTCGGTAGGCTCTGCGGATAGCTTTGTCACACTTCTTCTTCATCTGTTCCTCCGGATCAGCACGGCGACTACAAACAGGTTCAGCCCTAACGATATGCAGCCGAGCAGGATGTTGAAATCAAGTACGCCCACTTCTACGCCTCCCTTTATTCATATTGTCTATTTGGAACTGATCTATCCTGAAGTTTTTCTCACGCTCTTTGTATGACTTGTCTCGTTGCTCGGCATACTCTGCCCACTTCTCACAGCCGACAGTGCAGTTCATCTTTCTATCCGGGCAGTTTTTACACGGCGGGGTCATCGTAATCATTCTCCTTATACCAAGCTGACAGGCACTTCCAAGAGCAGAACCACTTGTCCTTGTCATTGATTCTTTTTTTGTACGCCCACTTATCCACGATACCGACAAAGAAGTTCTTTCCACACTGGTAGCACTTGTGGTACATCGGAGCAGTGGCATCCTGCTTCATAGCGAGTACACCTTGTGCCAACCTTTGTATGAACCGTCTTTGTGGTATTCCTTTTCCGTGGTCTTGATGAACCGGATGCCCTCTTTCTCCATCTCGCAGATACGAGCGGCGAGTTCCATCACTCCGTTCACCGCTGCCATCCAACGATCTACGTATCCGTTCTTCTCGATGAGCTTCAGGATCGTCTGATACTGTGCGTTCTTATCCACACGGGTCATGTAGGCATCACAGGCATCCTCATCCGGAGACACGAACACCGCCTGTTCCTCACCGTTGATGACTCTCGGATTATCAGAAATGACTTCCCACCGCTGATATGCCGGATTATATAGTTTTTCCATGTTATTCTCCTTTACTCAAGATGCTTGATTTGTATAAGGTCATCCAGTCGTCCAATCTCATGGTGACGAGGATGTCTGCGTAATTCTTCTTGTGGAAGACGGCAGGGAGACGCATTGACTTTTCCGAATCTCTGACCGCCTGTGCCACCCACTCATAGAGTCTCATGGTCTCCTGTGCTTTGCATTCGATGTGGATACCGGGAAGACCGACAACATCGCTTGCTTCTCCTGTGTTGCCACAATACTGTGCCGTCCTGCGGGCATCGAACCCGTAGTCTTTCAGGATGTGGGCGATGTCAAGTTCAAATCTCTTCCCTTTCTGCTTCGAGTTGGGCATCTTTTTCCCTCCTTATTCAAAAATAACTATCAAGGACGGGAACGGAGCTGACTCTTTCGCCCCACCAAACTTCAACCGACCTTTGATAAAAATACAGATACCTTTCATGCAGTAATCGTGAAACCATTTTGTATCTGTTCTTGATGGCAAAAGTAAAACACACTTTGTTTTTGGCTTCTGTGCTTCTTCGTATGCTTTCTTTACCCATTGTGCTATCTCTCTGCCGTACGGAGGATTTATCCATACCGTCTCCCCCCCCCAATCCTTATGTAAACCGTCATCTTCTTTTGTAAAATGATGCTCACATTTGAAGTTGTTGTCTGCGGCGGCGGCATCGAGAGTGAAGTGATAGATGGTATCCAAAGAGTTAAATATCTCTTGAGGCGTTTCCCATTCTACTGTGCTATGGGAGAACATCAGATCCCTGTTCAGCGTTTTCTTCCTCCTCTCCAAAATGTTCGATCATAAACTGTTTGGCATCAGCCTTGACCATGTCGTACTGTTCTTCCGTGTTTTCTACCAACTCTTGCAGTATCTGCAACAGTTCAGGTATCGCCTCGGGCTTTTCTTTTGCCCACTCCATGTAAAGGATGGCTGTGTTCAGCCCTGTGCGGAGTCCGTGCAGGTTGCCGTAGCTCCACTGCCTGTCACGGAGTCCTTTTATTTCCTCTGTCATTCAGTTTCTCCAATCTCATAAAATCGAGTTTCTTTGCAGTGGATTCCCAAAAGTCCCTGTCTTTGCAAGCCTTGTCGTACTTCTGAAGAAGTTCTGTGTACTTCTCTTGGTCTTTGCAGTGGCGTTTCTCATACACGGAGATCACGAACGCTGCTATATCAAGCTGCTCCTTAAGATGCCGTTTAGTTAACATATCTTCCCCTTTCGCTTTCTATTTTTGCTATTGCGTAAAAGAACGGATAGAACTGTTGCGGGACGACGGCGTTTCCTAAACATTTAAGTCTGTCCACCCTATCGGGTATCCCATCAGCCACTCTACCCACAGCGGGTTCGTCAGGCCAATCTTCCCAAGCGGAGTGCATTCCAAGAGTTCTTCGAGATTGCCCCGGTACTTGCTCTCTCTCTCTCTCTCTCTACTTGAACACCCTGTGAATACCATCTGTTCGCAGGCGCACCGTTCGCAGCACTCACCCTCGGAGTCGGCAATAGCTCTGTAAATTTCAGCGTGTACCCCATCAGCCATTCCGCAAAGACCGGATTGATTTTCCCGCCGTTTCCCCTGATCATCTGCCGCTTCTCTTCTTTTGTCAGAATCCCCTTGTCCACCATGCGCTGAAGCATCATTTGGTGTCCCGTTGATCCCATCCCGTTTGCCAACAGAGTAGGCCAAAATTGCAACTCGTTCTCTTTTGTGCGGGGCATCGACACCGCAAGCCGGAATAACAAACGATTGTGTGGTGTAGCCGATGTCTTCCAAGTCAGTAAGCACCTTGTCGAGTGCCAAATTGACGATGCCATACACATTCTCACCAAGTACCCAAGCGGGGTTGAGTTCTCGTATGACTCTAAGCATTTCAGGCCACAGGTAACGGTCATCGTCCTCGCCTCGTCTGTCCCCGGCAACGCTGAACGGCTGACACGGGAATCCTCCTGAAATAATGTCAACTGTTCGTAGTCCTGTTTTCTCATAAAAACTCTCTTTCGTTAATGTCCGGATGTCTTTCCATCGTGGAACTTCAGGCCAATGCTTTTCTAAGACCTTAGTCTGATACTCTCCCCATTCGCACTGACCTACAGTGACAATCCCTGCCATCTCCGCAGCGAGATCAAGGCCTCCGATACCCGTAAACAGGGAAAGATGTGTAATCATTTGTACTTGACCTGCTCCCTCAAGACCTCGACAGGGATGCGGAGCTTTTTTGCAACGGCAAGGACATCCGTCCACATCCATGTCTCTATGCCACGTTTCCACATCTTATAGAAGCACTTGGGCGACACGCCGATGGCTTCTGCAAGGGATGCTTTGCTGTGCTTGCTTTTCATCAGATAAGCGGTGAATAAAATATCAAGATCTGACATTACCAACCCTCCATAAAATCAGCTACATCTTTCCGGAAGCTCGGAGAATCCGCCGTAGCGGTAGCCTTACCTACGACAGCCTCAACCTCATCACTCCATCTCCCCTGCGACAGCCATGTTGCAGGATTCGGTATGTAACGACCGTTCTCTTTGTTCCACTGGACTGACTGCTTCTGCTTCTCTATGGCATTGACAAGCAGGTCAAGAGGCTGTGTGCATTTGGAAAACGCTTCCCTTGCCGCTTCCTTTCCTACCTTTTTTGGGTATACATTCCAAAAAGTCTCGAACGGATCGCCCTCTATAGACTGTCCTATACTATCCTTACCTATACTATCCTTACCTTTCCTTTCCTGTGGATACCGATTGTCTACCGCTTGGTATACCGTTGGTATACCATCTGTATACGGTTCGGATACAGTCTGCGGGATACAAGGGGTTTTGCCATCTCCGGGGGATTGAGAATATGCTTTGTTTTCATCGTAATAGATGTCTCGGAGCAGGTTTTTAAAGGTGCTTGCCTTATACCTGTCGCTCCGGAGATAGTTGTGTATCTTCCAATGCTTGATAAGAAAAACAAAGTCATCTCCGACCTCAAACGAGATCACGAACTTCTTCGCAACGAGAAGCCTCATGCAGTCATCGGAAGCACCGCACATCCGCATGACCTGCCGTGGGTTTGAAACAAAGCCATCGTCATCGGCAGCAAGGTTAAGCCTAATGTATAGCATCTGTGCTTCGAGTGGCATATTAGAGAACATATCCGAGTCTATGATTGATTTTGCAAACATTCTTCTTTCAGCCATTGGTATCCTCCAAATAGTTTTTGCCGAACAGGGATTGGAACTCTTCCACGCTCCACCCGTATTCCTGCATCGCAGAACGCTGTGCTTCCTGCTTCAGACGGAGATCAAGTTCATAGTTGGCATGGACTCCCCTGTCACCCTGATGGCAGGTATTGTGGCAGAGATGCACCCACAGACCGAACCGTTTACACCGCTCCCGGTACTTGCCACCCATGTCGTTGTGGATGACCTCGTGGCGATCAAGACCACCGCTGACAGCACCGTTCTGCTTACAGTTCCAACAGCACCACACGGAATGACCGGGGATTATACTCTGCGAGTAGCCGTTCTTATCCAACGGCATACCAAACTCATTTTCTTTGTCGCTCATATTCCTCCATAAGGTTTCTGATATAGTCTTCCTCCGGAGTCGGAATTCCCACCGCTGCCGCATCCTGCAACAGGATGTCTATGAGTCTCTGCATCTGCCGCACGTTATAGGTGCTGCTGCCGTAGTAGAAGCGATAGACAACGTGTTCTCCGTCCGGTTCGTAGTCTACTTGCTCTGCTACCCATCCCTTGCCGAGCTTTTCCCACGCTGTTTTGAGAGTGGACGCATCAGCCTCTGACAGGTCACCGATGTCCTTGTAGACAGGCATCTCACGGATTGCGTTCTTATACACCTCATTTACAGGGATTCCGACAACCTCGCTGATGTCACGGCACAATGCCCACATATAACTGTTGGCTCTGTTCGACCGCTTCTCACGGATCTTGACGATCTCATAGTTTCCCGGTTTGAAAGACTCAAGAAACTTCATGTCCGGATCGTCTGTCTTCAAGAGCAGAAACCCTTGAGAGTATTTGACAAACTGTACCCTCATCTCTTTTTCTGACAGTTGTAGCAGAGATACTTGCCGAACTTCTGTTTGCTGTAGTCAGCGACCTTGTCGGTCATCTCTGCACCGCAGACAGAGCAGACTTTCTTTCCGGAGAATACGGCAGGTTCACCACCCGGCTCGTCACGGAACGTAAACGGTAGATCCTCCATCGGAACATCTTCTGCTTTCGGAGCGGACTTCTTCGCTTCCTTGCTGTGTGTGTTTGTAGCATCGGCATCCTTGTTGTCATCGATTGCGAAAAGACCGTTGAGTGCATACTTCCTTGCATATGATGAAGCAGCTCCGGTTACCTGTGAGGCATCCATACCTTTCTTGTCAGCCTCTTCTCTTGCATACGCATCAGAAAAGACAACCTCACCGCCCTCTATGTCAACAAGCGTTGCCGTAGCGTGGATATAAACCCTGTCGCCCACAGCCTCAACCTTGTCAGAAAGATTGATAACGGTCTTCGTTTCCTTGAGCAGAGGCTTCAAAGCCTCAAGGATGTCTTCGCATGATCTGTAGTTATAGTTTCCGAAAGAATTACGCTGATTCTTCGGAGCGTTCAGCTTCTGCTGAATCGTCATTAGTTTTTCATAGATGGTCATATCATGTCCTCCTCACAAAACTCTCGGCAGTCGGCATAATCGTACATTACGATGCACTTGTCACAGCCGAGGATTTCTCCAGTTGATTTATCCTTGTAATAGTTGACATCCTCTGCACCGCACACAGGGCAGGTAGTAGACTCATCAGTAGAAGTAGCGCAGGAGTCACAGCCCACGATGCAGTGCTGTTTTTTCGAGTAGTACACGTACTGCCAGTCAGAGTCCGGAGCAAGACAGTACGGGCAATATAGGGTCATCTTCTCCTCCGTTTCTTCATCTTTGTCCCCCAATCGGCATCAAAGCTCCCGTCAAGGCTCTTCGGCTCTGACTTCACGTAAGCATCAAGCAGTGCGATGACAAGAACAACGCCGATGATCGCAAGGATCAGCAGGGTCACAATCTCCGAACGGCACAGGAATGCGATGATTGCTCCTGTAGCAGCTAACTTCTTCATGACTGCCCTCCGACATAGCGGTAGCAGATGAACATCACGCTGTCCTTGATCTCAACGTATTTTTCCCATCCGTCTTTGTCACACTCCTGCCGTTCCGTATCCGGAAACAGTGCGTGAAACAGATCCCAATACAGCGACACACGGGGCAGCTGCGTATCATTCTTGAACGGTTCGATTCCAAGCACACCCTTTTTATACAAAAGGTTCAGTATGGGGATAACTTCCATAGTCATTTGCAGGGTTTCATTCTCCATCGTGGTTTTCTCCTTTTAACTTTTTGGCTTGAGCCATCTTTCTTAATCTCTCCAGTTGTGCGGGAGACAACTCCCGGGGCGTAGGGTCTTTGCCAAATCGCAACGGGTAAAGGTTACAGGTTGGGCATCCGCACAGCTTGACTTCGTCAGAGCTACCGCAGCAGCAGTCAAGGCAGTGAAAGCGGATCGCCCGCAAAATTTCAGCTTTTGTCATGTGGTCTCCTTGTGTCCGTTTTATTGGACAGTTTTCTTGGTAGACTTTAGGTCATCCCGGAGCAGGTCATCGACAGTGCAGTCAAAGAACTTTGCTATCTCCTGAAGCCTTGAAGCTCTCGGGAAAGTCTTCCCTGTTTCCCATGACCACAGCGTCATACGGGAGACATCGAGATACTCCGCTGTTTCTGTGATGGTTTTACCTGCCTTGACTCTTTCAACTTTAAAAGACATATTTCACCTCCTCAGTGTAAAGTTTTCCTTGACACTGTTAGCGGATTGTAATATCATGAAAGAGCCAACCATCACGATATTTGCAGACCCGCTAACAGTTGTAAGGGGGTTGAGTTTCATATTGCTCACATTTGTGAGTATATACCTGACACTCATTCCTGTCAATAGGATATTTACACCCGTGAGTATATTTGTGATGTTATACAAACAGAGGGGAGTGTTTTTGGTGGAGTTTACCAAAGTACAGGTCGATGAGATCCTTGCAAGAGTTGTTGAAGAACTAAAGGAACAGCGCATACCACGGCAGAAGTTCTACGAGGAGAGCGGTATAAATTCATCGAGTTTCTCCCAATGGAACACAGGACTGCGGAAGCCGTCCATGTTGAGCGTTCAGAAGATGGCAAACTATCTTGATGTGCCTGTTGATTACCTGCTTACAGGAGACAAGACTTTTTATCCAAACAACGACACGGAAGAAGTGATGGAACTTAAACAGATGCTTGTTGACCGACCTGAAGCAAAGATATTGTTTCAGGCAACAAAAAACGCCCCCACTTCAGCGATACTTGAAGCAGCGGCGTTGTTAATGCGCTATAAGGAAGAAAGTGAGAAGAATTGACCCTAATTGAGGATGCAGACTTTTTTATCAGAGTAGTTCCCCTGCCCTATGCGATCAGAGCCATGACCAGTCCGAACCCTGACGGCACGTTTTCGGTGTATCTGAACTCCCGGAACAGCTACCATCAGACACTCAAGGCTATCGATCACGAGTATAAGCACATGGACAAAGACGATTTTTATAACGGCGAACCGATAGAAAGTATTGAAAATGAAGTGCAGACAATGCAAGAGGACAATTGAAGATAATTCCCTGTTCTGCAACTGGTGCGGTACAAAGCAGATCAAAGACGGGAACGTATCCGTACCGAAACCGACACGCCTTGCCTCCGGAGAGTATGTAGGGCGGATCATGGTGAACGGGAAGCGGGAGAAGATCAGAGGCACAACTGAAGCAGACTACTACAAAAAGGCAAGGGCATACAAGCTCGAAATAGTGGAACAGAAAAACGATCCCGGAAAAGAAACACTTGATGACATCATTAACGACTATATCGAAAAAAACACCCCTATTTTTTCACCATCGACCGTCAGAGGCTATGATATTAATAAAAAACAGATAAAATTGCACTATGACGGGAAAGTAAAAGATGTACAATGGCAGGAACTTGTCAACTCCCTGTCTGCGGACTATGCCCCTAAAACGGTACATAATCAATGGGGCGTGATCACAGCTGCACTGAAAGCAAAAAAAATACCGCTCCCGGAGGTAAAGCTCCCGGCAGCGGTGAAAACAGAACGTGCATTTTTAGAAAGTAACGAAATAGTTACATTCCTTAATGCGATAAAGGGAAAACGGATTGAATTGACGGCACTGCTTGCCCTGCATAGCTTGAGAGAGTCGGAGATCCTCGCATTGACAAAAGACAGCGTAAAAGACGGGGTTATTCATGTCCGGGGCGCAGTAGTTCCAAATAAAGAACACAAATATGTCCGAAAAGACACGAACAAGACGGCAAGCAGCACAAGGGATATTCCGGTATTCATTCCACGCCTGACGGAATTATGGGATACAGAAAACGATCCTAAATTCCCGCATCCGTCAGAGATCAGGCGACAGCTCCGGAGGATATGCGGAAAGAACGCCCTGCCGATGATCAGCTGCCACAACCTGCGGCACACGTTTTGCAGTCTTGCTATGGGTAAAATGGGATGGGATATAAAGACAGTCCAATTAGTCGGCGGGTGGTCAACTCCAAAAGTGCCACAGGAGATTTACACCCATCTTGAGAGGGAAAGATACGATCAGGACATAAAGAAAATGAAACAATTCTATAAATAACGTTTTGCCCGATTTTTTACCGCCCTGTCCGCCGCCCCTGTAATACCAACGGATAGCGGATTTTGGTGTAGGGTTCAAATCCCTCCTTCTGCGCCAAAGCTCACACCCGTTGCGGTGTGGGCTTTTCCCTTTATTTACAGGCACTTCAGGGCAATTTGCAACTCCCATTTAAGGGGATAAAAGAGACAATATCGGGCAAACCGGGTCAACGCTTTCCTATACTTTTTGCCCGATTTTTACCCGCTGTTACAGGGGCAATTATGGTTTGCAATGCGGGCAAAATAAAAACCGGGGATCGCCTCCCCGGTTTAGTGTTATTCTGACTTTTCCATCAGGGCTTTTATACCCTCCCGGAATAATTCAGTCGTTCCGATCGTGTCCTTATTATCCTCGATAAACTGGATCAGCTTGCTGTCCGTGTCAAATCTCAAGCTGACAACGTATCTTGCATAATTCGCATTGATCCAACGCTGCTTTACTTCTGTGCTTGTTTTGGTTTTTGCCATTAAAACCCCTCTTTCTGCCGCTGCTCTGCAATATATGAATCAATCAGCTTTTTCAGCTCCTGATGCGGAGACGATCCCGCCTCAAAGCAGTAGTGCTTGAATTCAATTGCGATCTCTTTTCTTACCCGGCAGGACACCGTCAGCAAATTTGCGCTATCCCATTTTCGAGCAGCTGCCCGCCTTGCCTCAATACTTACCACAATTACACCCCCTTGTCAATTCGATGTATTCATTCCGGAAGATGATCCCTAATTCTTGAAGCAACATTACAAAAGGCATCGTGTTCTTTCCTTGTGATCTCTTTCCTGTCTGCATAATCAAGAGCCAAAGAAAAAAGCGCATCAACATCTTTTTTCATAATGCATAAAGGAAGCAGCTCTATTAATGTCCGAAATTTCATTTTGTTCACGCCTCCGGATGATATTTGATTCTGTGAAATATGCGACAAATAACCTCGCTGTCGCTGCCTCCCTTGTGTAGGTCTCTTGCAATTAATACGGGGCGAGCTTCATACAATAAACGGAGGAAATATACGGAGGCTCTGCCTGTATAAATATACCATTTGAGCGGGGCAATCTCTCGAGCTGCCTGATCCACTCCATAGCGAGACATCAATTCCCGCTCAATATGCCATAGCATTGTTTCAATTGCTGTGTAGCTCATTATAAAACCCTTTCTGCCCTCGTAACCTCCGGGGCGGGCTATGGTCTAAACTCGCTAATTGCGTCACTTAAACTCGCTAAAACTCGCTAAAACTCGCTAAAACTCGCTACGCACTCAAAACGCTATATTCAGGATCATCTGCGCTGCCTGATACAGCGCACGGGACTGTACATCTATCCAATTTTCCGAGATGTTAGGGTTCAGTCTTCCGTAATCAGTGCGGTTCAGCTCGGTCTGTGTGCAAAGACGGTACGCAATATCCCGATCATAGATGAGGGAGCATCCGCCCTCCGAATACTGCGCCCAATCCTGCGCCCCGTTTAACATTGCCTTTTCAAACAACTGACGGTTTGACAGATCGGTTTCAGTGATATAGCCGGAGCGGACACCCTCAGCAAGCTCTGCGAGGAGGTCAAAGGCGTATACTTTTACGCCGTACTGCCATGCGCTGCGGGCTTTGGTCTTTTCTACTTCCCAATCGATCGCATCAACAACAGCTGCGGGGGTTACCTCTTCAGGAGATGCGCCAAAGTTGACTTCTACGTTAATGAGATAGTAGTAACCGTGTCCGGTCTTCTCGTCGTCAAACTCAAATTCGCAGATTTCGTTGAACATCATCCCGTCAGGATATTTGATGTAGGTCTGCATGCTGTAGGGCTTGGATACGCTTTTCTCGTGGACACCGTCGAGATCGTGGCGGTCATCGTCAACGCCGTGCTTGATATCAAAGTTAAGATCGTTGCCCGATTTGAAGTAATCAAGATCGAGATCGGTACGGATCATCCTGCCGCCCTTGTGATCTACCCGGTTACGAACATAAGAAAGAAACTGCGCCGGGGTAACGTTCCTGCGCTGAATCTCCACCTCGAAAACTGTCTTCATGATATTTTCCTTTCTGCTCTTCAGAGCTGCTGCACATACTGTGCTGTATGTTATGTTTTTTATGGGGATTGTTCCCCTTGCTTACGATCACATAATATCACATACTGTGCAGTATGTCAAGAAAAAGTTTTAGAAGATGCAAAACCCGGAAAGCCCCTGTAAAATAAGGCACTATTTGACATTGGATGCAGTAAACGGCGGAAAGATGATAAAAAAAATTCAAAGAGAATGAAAGAATTTTTCACCCCCGGAAAGCATCCGGACAGGGCGACAGGATCGGCGGCGACATATACACCTTATCTACTAACAACAATAAAACATCATATAAAGAAAGATACTGTATTAGCTGTATACTCTCCCCCTCCAGTCATCAAGATAAACCGTCACTGTCGCCGTCTGTCATTGTAGGAAAGTTATATATCTGTCGTTCATTCGCTGTTCATGCGGGAGGCTGTCACGATCTCCGGAGCTGTCATGTCCTCCGGTATGATCTCCGGATAGACTGCGGAGGTTGTCCGGATCGGCTGCAGCTGCAGCCGGTGATACTATAGAAAACTCGGATAATAAGAATTGAGTGAGATTTCTACAGTATACAGGACAGGGGCGGAGGGTGTGCGGGGTGTGGTGGAGGCTATCAAGCCCCCGGGGGAGGGTGTGAGGGTGACCGGATCGGGAGAGTAAACCCGCTATGGTATAAAAACCATGTACCCCCGGCGGAAAAACAGGCGCACTCCTCTCTCTCCCTCCCTAAATATACAACTCGCACACTCTGACCTCACCAAGTTCTTTGTGCAATATGCTTAATGACCCCTATAAGAAAAACACGAGGTGAGTTGTGCAACACGCACAAAAAATATAAAAAAGGGCATAGGAAGTTCAACTGCCTCATTTAGAGATTCAATTACGTCATTCTGTAGATGGATGATGCAATTGAATTTTTTATTTAAGACGGTATGAGGCAAAAACAGACGATATTGGGATTGAGACTCTATAGGGATAGATGGTAATGGAAATATGAGAAAATGTGTTTCCTCCTTTCAATAGACGGCAAGGCTGCTGACGGGTTTACGGTTTTTCCTGTTGTCCGGTGGAAGCAAGCAGCGGCGTGAAAATCGCCACTCCTCCCATTAAGGAGAGCGGATGAAAGTAATAAAGCACAGTCTTGGGGAGTTCAAGGAGATACAGATCCTGCCGTTAGCTGACCTGCACTTGGGCGACATCCACTCGGACGGGAAGAAGATACAGGAGTGGTTGGATTACATCCAGTTCACTGAAAACTGTTTCACCATTCTGAACGGGGATCTGATGAACACCGCCACGAAAGCGAGTATTTCGGACTCATATTTAGAGACGCTGACTCCGATGGAACAGCTGCAGCAATGTGTGAAACTGTTTGAGCCGATCCGTGAGAAGACCCTCTGTGTGACCGGAGGCAACCACGAACGCCGAATCGCCCGAGAAACATCGATCGATACTACGGCTTTGTTCTGCGAACAGCTTTCTTTGGCGGAGAGGTATGCTCCTGAATCTGCGATGGTGTTCGTATCGTTCGGGAAGCAAAGCAAGCACTATAACAATCAGCCTGTTTTATATTCCCTTTATGTTACCCACGGGAGCGGGGGCGGCAGAAAAGAGGGGGGCAAGGCGCAGCGTGTCGCTGACTTGGCTGAAATAATCGATGCCGACATATTCGTACACAGCCACAGCCACCTGCCTCTGATATTCCGGAACGCTTATTACCGTGTCAACACAAGACACTGCACCGTGTCCAAAGTGGACAGGCTATTCGTGAACACCTCAAGTTCTTTGGACTGGGGCGGATACGGTGAGGTAGCCTCCATGAAACCGAACAGTTTGGAGACACCTCTGATCATATTGAACGGCACGAGACATGAGATGAAAGCGGTGCTGTAATGGCGACCAAGAAAAAAGTATGGAATCCCGGAACTGCGAATCCGAAGCAGAAACAGTTCTTTGATTCCCGAACCATGTTCACAGCCTACGGCGGCGCAAAGGGCGGCGGAAAAACGTGGGCGGTAAAGACAAAGGCGATAGGCGGGGCGTTACTGAATCCCGGTATAAAAATACTGATTATGCGTTCCACGTTCCGTGAGGTGGACGAGAACCATATACAGCCTATCTGCAAAGAGGTTATCCCGTTAGGGATAGCCAAATACAATAACATGAACCACCGTCTGTCGTTCACGAACGGGTCTACCATCCAGTTCGGAAACTGGGAGGGAGAAGAATC